ATCAAAGCTAACGCAAAAGTAATCAAGTCAATGGTGGAGGCGTAAGCCTCCCCCTAATAAGGGGGTTAACATGGAAATAATTATGTTTGGATTGGTTCCCTTTTTAATTATAATTATGGTGGAGGTGAAAAATGGATAAAGAATTAGAAATGCTTAAAGCTAAAATTAAATCTCTTGAAACTCATAACGCAGATTTAATTCAAGCACTTGATCTTGCAATAGAATATTTAGAAGACAGAGCAGATACGATTTGGGACGTTGATGATGACGGAACTCCTCTTCCCAATAGAGAGTTAAATTTATTAAGTGAAATTCAACATCTGATCAATGGAGTCATATAATGGGTAAGATTAAAAAAGTTAGGAAGCCAAAAAATCAAATTGATTTAAAAAAAGAATATCGCACACTAAACGGACAGGCTGTTCGATTATATGCAAAAGATGGAGATGGTGAATATCCTGTACATGGAGCCGTATTTAGTTTGGAACATCAAGTGTGGGTTGTTTGCGAATGGACAATTTATGGAAGAGCATATCCATCTGACACTAAAAACTATTTAAATCTTGTTGAAATTCCGCCCAAAATTGAACATGAATATTGGGCTAACGTTTATTCAACTGGCATTAAACTATTTCATACAAAACCTGAAGCAGATAAAAATGCTTCCGCAAACAGATTAGGTTGCGTAAAAATTAAAGTTGAATGTGAAATCGGAGAAGGAATTAAACATGGAAAATAATACAATGATGACACCTAAATTAGCCGAACTTATGCTTCAGCACATGGGCTATATACCTGACGATAAAAAACCATGTAGTGAGGTAAATCCTGAACTTTGGCAGCTATATTGTGCTGCCAAAAACAGGCCCAGTTTCGTAGCTGCGCCTTGGTGGACAGAAGCAGATGTTGTGCAAGCCTGTGATCGTCTTATCAAAACAATGGAAGAAAATAATGAACCTATCTACTAACATAGTCGAACAATTTATATTTGCTACAGGTTGCACTAGCGCAGATGTGGCACACTACTTTGACGTATCAGTACGGCAAGTAACACGTTGGAGAACTAATAGGTCTAAAATACCATTTATTGTTAGTCACCTCTTAGAGATTTTTTTATCAGGTGATTTTAAGAAAATAGAAAAAGACGCTAAATTAGAATTTCCTATGCTTTAGCTTTTAACTTCCAAGGACGCAAATCCTCTTGCGGTACAAACCAAGCGGGTGGGCGTCTTTGTGGCGTATCTAAATACCCATCCTTCATAGCCTCATGCCCGTACATCCAGCCTCTGATAATCATGTGGGGCATTTGACCAGTCACAAGCACATAACAATGATCTGGGTTATCTTTCTTGCGTACAATTAGCCGCCCGTGGTCTTTAAACGAATACCTGACTTGACCATCTACACCAACGTCCGCCTGTTTGAACGTATTATAACTTGCGTCAAAATATACGTTTCTTGATGCAGCAACAGCTATTTCTGCAGCTACACCTTCAATCTCCATTGGCAAGACAGGGTATTTAGACCTGTCAAACCCATTGGCATCTTTCAAACCCATCTTGTCACTTTCATTTTTGCGTACAATAGCCAAAATAGCTGCATATTGCATTTCACAAACATTTAGCTCGACATTGACAAAATTATTGCCATCAACCCACGTTTTTGCCATCGAAGTATTCTCCACATGAAATATAATCACCTAATGTGTCACACCAGTCATATCCAATTTGGTGAGGATAAATAACTTCAGCTCTAATATGATATTGAGTACAAAGCCGATTAGCTAACGTATATGCCTTTGCCAGACCCGAGTAATTAACATCATTATCTGCATAAATATTTATGTACTTTACTTCTTCAGGCGGTATCCATTTCGCCATCATTGCGCCGTTAATAGCTGCCCACACAGGCACGCCGTGGATAATTGACGCAGATATAGCAGTCTCTATCCCCTCAGCTATTCCCATCAACTCAGCAGGCTTACCAAGTCGTATAGCACAACCGTCTGGCAACTTACCTTTCATGACCCTTTTAACAGGACTGACAGGTGCCTTATTCCCGTTATTGTCAAGGTATGTTATGTGGATGTTTGCCCCTCCGCCATCGACATCGGTGATCCTCGCAATCATAGCATTGAACCGATGATCGCTGTTTGGATGCCGTATATTAGATACCTCACGGATTGAATTAGAAAGCCACACACGCCCAACTCTTGATCGCAGGTAGGTAGCTACTACCCCATAAGGTTGTACTGGCCTACCTGCCGCCCACAAACGCTTCATGCGTTCCTTTAAAACGGCTTCGTCCTCTACCTGAACATCCTGAACCATTTTCACCACTCCCCCTACCAGCGGTTTAATACGCTTCGATAGCTCACTAAAATTAAGGCCGAGCTTGCGCTGAACCAAATCAAAACCATCACCAGACCCACACTGCGAGCATATCCACGATCCCGTACCCTTCGTATCGTCAAACCTAAACCTATCTTTGCCGCCGCAGATCGGACAAGGCCCATGCTTATTGCGAAGGTATTTACTATCTATTCCGAGTTGTGGAAGCAGACCACGCCATTTGCCGATTGCCAGTTCTCTAGTTGGCGTCATTTTTGTGCGCCTCTCTAAATGCTGCTTCGTCCCAATCGTCTTTCAACCGATTAATAGCTGAATTAAATGTTTTACGTTCACCGCTAAATTTCCTGTCAAATGATTTCTTTTTAGATTTAGCTTGAGCAATGTTGAGATGAGTAATCCAACTCATTACTGCTGGCGATGGCGTTTTAGGCTGTTTGCTAATCCCGTTGAAGGGCCAAGAACCGAATTTCGCTTTGTATTTGTGAGCAGCCCACCCTTTTGAATAATTTTTGATTTCCGTGTAGCCGAGCAATTCACGATAAAATAATTCTTTTTCGGCGCTGGTGTATTGTGTTGGTTTTTTGTTTTTATTCCCATCCAATTCATGCAGCTCACCACCAATGTGGTCAACATCTGCACGAGGGTTGGGTTTGGCTCCGCAGTTGGGGCAAACAAATGCGCTAGGCGGTTTAAGGTAAGAGCAGGCATGACATTCTTTCGGTAACTTTTCTTTAGGCTCTGCCTTTGCTGGTTTTTTCTTCTCATGTCCCATATCCAATTTGTTGTGGTGAATATCTGTGACGAAGCCAAGCGAAAGTGTGGTATCGCTGTGGTCTAGAATAATACAATCTTCTTTACCCTTAGCTGTACGAAGGCCACGACCAATCATTTGCACATATAAAATTTCTGATCTTGTTGGTCGTGCTAAAATTATACACCGAACATCCCAATCAACGCCAGTAGTTAAAACACCGACATTGCAAACAACTTTAATATCGCCGTTGTGAAAATCTTTTGCAATTTGATTGCGTTCTGGAATATCTGAAAAAGCATCAACATAGCCAGTCCTAATACCAGCAGCCTCAAATTGCTCTTGAATGTTCTTTGCGTGGGTGCGGTTCACAGCAAAACAAATCGTTGGTCTGTTTTCACCCTTTTCAATCCAAGTCGATACAATATCAGCAACTAATGGTTTTTTATCCATTGCATCACCGAGCTGACCAATATCGTAATCGCCAGCAACTGTTTTAACGCCAGTCAAATCTGGATGGGATGGTGCAAAAACTTTAAACTTTGATAAATGCCCCTGTTCAATCAGGTCAGTCATGGTAGTACCAACAATCAAATCGTCCCACAGTTTGCCCATGCTCTTAGCCCAAGGCGTTGCCGTCAGGCCAATAAACGGAATATCTTTCCAATAATCCATTTGCATCCACTTAGCGTAAAACTTAAATTGGACGTGGCACTCGTCGATAATAACCAAATCAACCTTTTGGATAATTTTACGCCGCATCAAGGTCTGCACCGATGCCACCTGAACGTCAGCGTAAAAATTGGTCAGCTCGTGCATGGCCTGAATAACGCCAACATCGTAAATCCCGTTTTCACGGAACCGCTCTACAGTCTGGTCAATCAAACTCAGGCTTGAAACGCAAAACATAACCTTCTTGCCCTTGGCTAAGGCCATGTTGATGATCTCAGCCGCCACCACTGTTTTACCAGCGCCTGTGGGCATTTGGACAACGGGCCGTTTTTTACCCGCTCCAAGGGATTGCCTGAGTTTGAATATTGCCGTGTCCTGATAATCTCTAAGCTCTGCCATATTTCACCTTAACAATAGTTCCGTATATAGTAGCTATTCTAGTATAACTCATCCTCTGGTAGGGTAATCTCTCCCTCTCCCTCTCTCTCTGGTGTAGCATCGTGCAAGCGTGGTGCTAGCATCGTGCTAGCAAATTCAAAAAAACCATTAGAAATTAAAGGTTTAATAGCTAAATCAAAGTCATCAGATGAAATCCGCAACCGAAAGCATAATTGCATAGCTTCACCCTCTATTAAACCCTCTGGATGTTCGCTTGCTAGCAACCAAAGCATAGGTGCTAGCGCCTTGCTAGCAACAGGCAAACCATGAAAACGAAAGTCATCCAGCAACGATCTGTGAAGTTTTATCCATGGTGGAGAGCGGTGTTTATAGTGCTGGAACTTAGTCCAACCCTTGACTTTTAATCTTATAAAATCATCCATGGATCACCTAATTTTATTGGTTGATCCGATGGGGAAACAAGTTATAATAAACCTGTTATTACATCGGAACACCGCATCTGTTCCGTTATTCAGGGCCATCAAGTTTGCAGCTTGGTGGCCCTTACTTTTACAATTTGCCTCTAAATCTGATTTGCGTCAACCAAATCTTGCGAAGTTTTAATTGTAATTTCTAAAGTTACTTTTCCTGCATCTAATAGTTTCTTAAAGTTTCTTACCCCATGCAGAACAGTCGTATGATCAAAACCACCAGTTCGTTTGCCAATAACTGGCAGGCTTAACGACATATTATTGCGAGCTAAATACCAAATTTCCCACCTTGCCCAGACAATTTCACGCTGTCGGCTTTTTGACATTACCATTTGTTTCGTTAGGCCACGCCTGCGACATACATCATGAACAATATCAAACAGGGCTATTCTCTGATCAGGTTCGATATTGACCACCAATTTATATTTATCAGTGATAGATAAAATCTTTTTAGGAGCCTGATTAAAAAACTCTTTGAGCTTTTTCTCGGCTAATTCTTCAGCAGATATAGGCGGTGGTACGGGTTCTGGGGGTGGTGGAGGTGGTTTAGGCTTATTCTTTTCAGCCTTCATTTTTTCATAACGGGCCGCAGCTTCTGCCATTCTACGCCGCCGAGCTTTGTGTGCCTCATACATTTCTTTTCTGGTTTTATATTCCATATCAGCCCTCCGCTGGTTCAATTTTAATAACAAACGGGTCTCCATCTTTTACCCATTTGGCATTAACTTCTTCGCATAAATGATCATCTTCAATTATGCCTATGGTAACACATAAATCACTTGCCACTTTAATTAAGTTATCTATATCCCTACGCCGTTTATCTGGTCTAACCGCTTGAATATAAAAACGATATTTACCTTTGATTTGGTTAGGTTTTTGCAAACTTGCTTCCCACATAGCCTGCTTTTTCCATACCCTGTACTTTTCACTTAAATACATCTTACCCTTTCCCATCCGCCATAATTGGTTAACGCTGGGTGGATAAGGTAAGCTAAGGTAAATCATTCGGGTGGATATATGTCAGGGCGTATTTCTTGGCGGGGTACGCCAGTCAACCGCTCCAAAATAAGGACGTAATCTACGGGAACCCGCTTCCATTGATAAATGGCTTGGCGAGATAGTTTAAGTTTTTCAGCTATTTCCTTACGGGAATTAGGCGTCGGGAATAGCTTGGCAAATAATTCTGTATTGTTCATGCTTTATCTTTAATGTGTAAATAAGAGTTTGACAAGTGGAAACTTGTGCTATTATATAACGACATGGTTGAAGGGTCTATAACATTTCAAGAGATTATTGATCAAGGTTTATGCCTTGTGCGAAAAGATATATGGGAATGGGGACTTAAAGAATACCACGATGTTATGGAGACAAATGATAAATTAAATCAAGAAATTGAAATACTAAAAGAACGGATAAGGGAATTAGAAAATGCCAAATGATGAAAAACAATATGAAGAACAAATAACTAATTTACATAATGAAATTAAGTTATTGAATATAAAGCTTTCCCTGATGAGGGATATGTTTAAAGCAAATATGGCTGCTTTAACACCAATTCCAGATGAAGTATTAGACAGCCACATTGCTCGTGTAATGGATCTTGCACAAGCACAATACGATAAAGATAATCATACTGAACAATAATATGGAGATGATAAATGCAGATAGATGTGAAAAATCTATTACAGCAATTGGATGCTATGCTTCTTGAATATCCAGAGCTAAAAGATGACGAACAATTACGAAATGATATGTTTGAAGGTTCTACCGATATTAAACAGGTAATTGATCGTATTGTTAGTTCAGAGGCTTACGACAGCCAAATGATTGAAGGAATTGATCAGCATATTGATCAATTAAAAAAACGTAAAGAACGCCTTAAATATCGCACTGAAATAAAGCGTAAAATGATCCAACGAGTAATGGAAATTGGGCGTTTAAGAAAACTTGAAGTTGCATCTGGAACAGTTACTATATCAAGATCAACAGCATCTGTTATAATTACCGATGAAAGCTTGATTGATGATAAATATTGGCGTATTAAAAAGGAGATAAATAAAACGGAAATTAAAAACGATATGAGAGATGGCATAACTGTTAATGGCGCTTTTTTATCGAATGGCGATGAAACAGTTAGAATTACAAGGATATAAATATGTTCACTAAAGATCAAAAAGAACAACTATCAGCACCCCTTAACAAACAATATGTAAAAGAACGTTCTCAATCAAATAGATCGTTTTCGTACATTGAAGGTTGGCACGCTATCGCAGAGGCAAATCGTATATTTGGATTTGATAGCTGGTCTCGTGAAACTTTTGAATGTCGATTGGTAAATGAAAATGCTTGTAAAGTTGGCTCTGCAAAACGGGATGGCTGGAATGTCACTTATATTGCTCGTGTGCGTATTCGCATTGGCGATATTATTAGGGATGGCACTGGCGCTGGTCATGGTAGTGATGCAAATCTTGGGTTGGCTCACGAAAGCGCCATTAAAGAGGCTGAAACAGATGCCATGAAACGGGCTTTAATGACCTTTGGTAACCCATTTGGTCTTGCCCTTTATGATAAAGAGCAAAAAGAGGTTGTTGAAACTTCTTTGGAAGAAACAGAAATAATTAAAAAGTATATAGATGAAATTCAACTAATTAACGATATTGAAATTTTGCGTGGATGGTGGAAAAAAACTTTACCTATACTTATTAAGGCGGGTTATCCATCTACAAGCAAAGAAGCCGACTTTATTCATGCAGCTTGGTTACTGCATGGTAAAAAACTAAAAGCAAACGAAATCGTAGAAAGTAAGGAGTAATGATATGGCACAAAGATATGACGCACTTGTTGTTCGTAAAACAATCGTAAATGATGAAGAAAAATTGTTTTTCACTAAAATTGGAACAATGTTTCAAGGTCGTGATGGCAAAGACCAATTCATGCTTAAACTATCTGCATTGCCAGTAGGTGGTGCTGATGGTGAAGTGTCTATTCTTCTTCGTCCACCAATCGAAAAGAATAACAATTATAGCAAACCATCCGCTCCAGCATCAGATACAGAAGATGGTATTCCCTTCTGATGGATGCTGATAAACCACTTTCTGAGCAGTATCGAATTGTCGCAAAGCGTTGGGTCGATGCCGATACTGCTGCTGAAATGCTAGAACAGACTAAATCGGCTGTGTTAGCTAAAATGATGTCTGATCTTGGCGATATACCAGTTTCCAAGGCTGAGATGAAAGTCAAAGCCTCGGAAGAATGGAGTGCATTTATCATGCAAATGGTTGATGCTCGACAAAAAGCTGCATTGTTGAAAGTGCAACTTGAATACATTAGAATGAAGTTTAGTGAATGGCAGTCGCATGAAGCGACCAGACGCCACGAAATGAGGTTGTGATGCGGTTTATTTTAACAGTCATTATACCCAATGGACGGATGGATAAACCCATTCATCAGGTATTTTGCGAATATCCTGCACAAAGCCTTCAAGAGTTTGTAAAAATACTCAACAGCAGTGATTTTATTATTGTTGATGAGCTTTATTGGGACGCAAACAGTAAAATGTATTACGTCGCAGGGCAAACAGCACTGAACTACAGATTTGTTGGTAAAGTAAAACTATTAATAGATGAATATGGCAAGACGTAGAATATCAACAAAAGAAAGGGTTGCTATTTTTGAACGTGAAGGTGGCATTTGCCATTTTTGCAATCTTAAAGTGCAGCCTGGTGAAGAATGGGACGTCTCTCACGAGATACCACTAGAAATAGGAGGTGAAGATGTTGGAACTAATTTGCGGGTTGCTCATAGGACTTGTCATCGGCATCAAACTAAATCGGTGGATATTCCCAGAATAGCCAAAACCAAGCGCCAAAAAGCAAAGCACTTGGGTGCGGTTAAAAGCAGAAACCCTCTACCAGCTGGCAGGGGGTCAAAATGGAAAAAGAAGATGGATGGCACAGTTGTGCCTAGATAGAAAAGGAAATGGATATGAATTACGCAGACATTATGACAGCAGCAGCAGCAAAATCTAATGATTTATCAAAGACTTATGGGCAACAAGAGTCCATATATCGTAATAGCTCAGTTTTGGCTGGCATGGCAAAAGGAAAAGTAGTAGATTTACATGACACCGCAATGGCGTTGGTAGCTCATAAATATGCAGAGCTGATTGCCAACCCAATGTTAACGGGTAGCTACATTGATTTGATCAATGCTGTTGCCCATGCAGCTACATTTAGTCCGTCATTGGACGATTTGGATGAAGGTATCCAAAAGATCGCCCAAAAATTTGGGGCAAATGGTAGCGCAATCACGGAGTAATCATGAAAAAAGCTATCATTTCTGCGGTACTAGCTGCTCTAGTTTCGTCTTCTGCTGTGTCTATTAGCGAAGAAGAAACAGCTGCTGAGTTCTTCCGTAAGGATCAAGAACGAATGGGCAAAATACACGCAGAAGCTGAGTGCATTATGTTTTGCCAATCATTCTATGGGGAGCATGATTTTTCTGCTCCCAAAACAAAAGTCACATCAATGATTGTGGCTGAAACTGAACAGAAGATTGGTAAACGTTGGGTAACAACCATGCTATCGATCGCAAAGGTTGAAAGCAGCTACCAATGTAATGCAGTAGGCCCACGCCTTGGTAAGGGCCATCATGGTGAAAGAGCTATGGGTATATTCCAAGTTCTTCCTTCATCGGCTCGTCAGTTAGGTTATTCAGGCTCTAAATCTGAGCTTCTTAGCTGCTCCAAGGGAATTGAAATAGGATTAGCCCACGCAAAACGCTGCCTTGATTGGGGCGTTAAATCACCTGCTGAAATGGCTTCTTGCCATGTGGCAGGGCCAGCTTGGAACTATCCATTAAAGCGCAGACACGAAAACTACAAACGCAAGTATGTAAGTATGGTGCTTCACCGCTCCAAACGTGTTGTAACTGGGGAGTTATATGCGAAGAAATAATAATATATATAAAGATAAAATTATATCTATGTGGCATGAAAACTATACATCAGGCCAAATAGCAAAAGAATTGGGCATCAGTCGTGGCGCTGTCATGGGTGTTGTTCATCGTGAGAAAAATAAAAGTATCATTAAGATACGTCGTGTACCCAAAGTTAAATTAACTCCACGCATACAGGTCGAAAGGCCCAAGAAGAAACCTTTTACGCTTCCAAATTATACGAGGCCAAATATGAGGAAGCACGTTAAAAACCCATTACAGGGGGAGTTTGATCTTTATGTGCCACCTCCACCAAAATCTTTGTTTGATTTAGGACCATACGATTGCCGTTGGATACACGATAATGGCGGTTATTGTGGTGATCGGGTCAAACCAAATAAGTCTTGGTGTTGTAAGCACTACGATATTGTATATATCAAAGGATCTAATTTAACCACAGTAGCAGCATGATATTACAATTAAACCCACCCATACCAGTTGTAACCCCTCATGGGAAAGCATTGGCTCATGTTCTTATTGATTATGGGCCAGAGTACGATTTGGTATGGGTGTGTTTTCAAGACAAAACTGGTCAGTGCTGGTCTTTTAATAATAAAGAGATAACAGCTCAAACAAACATAACATTTAATCGTGTTTTAGATAAGAGGGGCAATTAATGGCACTAATTAAATTTAGCAACACAGGAAAATTTACAGGTTTTCCTATTTACGTTAATTCAGATCACATTACCGCAGTTTTTGAAGTTCCATCAGAAAATGGCGGAAGCTTAGAAACACACATTTATGGCGGTAATGCTGGCAATGGAGTTGAATGGATAGTCGAGGAAAGTCTTAATGAAGTTATTAAGATGATTTCCAATGCTACGAAATGCCGTTGCCAGTGATGATATAGGTGTCAGTAGCAATGCTTAAAAGCGTTGTCATACCATACTGACTTAATGATCTATTTCCTGTAGTGCCAGCACCAACAAGGTATATCGTAACACCTGTACCCTGATTAATTGTTATTGGGGTAGATGAGTTATTAAAAATAGTGATGTTTTGTCCTACAGATAAAACACCGCTGTTTAAATTAATATTACCGCTAGTAATAACAATCAATTTACCTGCGTCTGTTGAAACAACTGTGTAGGTTGATGATTGGTTATTAATAGGAACAGCACGAACTTGACCAATATTATCAATAAAGGTTCCCTGCGTATCGGTAACATTAGTTCCATCAAAAGTTAATTTTGAAGAACCAGCAAGGATACCATTATTGTTATATTGGATTTGTGTATTTGCGCCGCCAGTAGGATTTGAGATTAATACAACATTTGTTCCGTCAGAATAAATATAGTTAATTACATTGGATGATATAACAACTGTTGAACCGCCACCAACGCTCTTAAATGTAACTGTGTATGTCCCCAATCCAGCAGAAATGCCTGTTGGGTTAATAAACCACATACCACCAACACCAGAAGGAAACTCAAACGTAACATTGTTACTAAGAGTGCCAGATAAATTTATAATTAGGTTTAAATAAACCGATGAAGATAAAACAACAGGCGTTGAGCTTATTGCAACGCTTAATGTATAGACACCACCAAACGCCGCATCAATGGCAGTGAAGTCATTGTTTAAAGGCGTATTCCAACTGCTAGAATTGTAATCTGGCAAGGTAAGATTTTTGTTAGTGGTATAGCTTGTCATTTAAGCACCCTAAATGTGTTTGTTGGCAACAGCCAAAGCTTTAGCAACAGCGGTATCATTGGCATTAAGCAATGGCTCAGTGCCTTTGTTAACTTCTTTTTTAGCCCTTTCAGCAAGTCGCATCAAACGATCAACAAGGTGTTGATGACCAACCTTACCACCATGTTTTCGCTCAATGCGTCCACCACGGGCTTCATTGTTATCTTTATTCTCAAAGGTTTGTGATGCAGGCCCACTAATTAAAGGGTTAATCGCCTGACTTGTCCCCACAGCCGTACCTCTGGCTTTAAGAGCATTTTGATAACCTGTTTTATACTTAGGTAGCTCAGAAGCAGGAGCAGTTAAAAAGTCACCCATGCTTTTTTCATACGATGGACCTGTACGTCCCAAAACTTTTTCCGCTGCTATGTTAGCTGGTTGAGCTACAGCAGCTTGATATAATTGTTGTACTGGATGTTGTGTAAAAATAGGCTCTCTTGTTTGAGCACTTACGTTAGTTCCAGTATTAACCCTAGAATTATTGTAAGTTGACTCTAAACTAGACGCTGTGTTTTTATAATTTTGTTCACGATTAGCAAGATTAACAAGATTATCTACAGCATCGGGCCCAAAAACTGTTTCAAGTTTGGTTCTAATAACGCTATTTGCATTATTTCCTCCAACTGCCCGTACCAAACCAGACATTTCGGAAGGAGAATTAGTTAAAACGTTATTGACAGCACCTCTAGCTCCAACGATAAAAGCATCACGAGTAACAGGATCATTCATGAGGCTTTGAACTAACTCTGGATGGGTAGCATCCTCTCCCTTAGCAAATAACTTATCGCCACGTTGATTTGCAAACATTTGATCGTAAATGTTGCTATATTTTCCCATTACATCTTCATAACCAGGCACTTGTTTTTTCAACAAATCGGATAAAGAATTTCTAACGGCTGTAACATTGGGATTTTTTGCAGCATTAGGAATAAGGCCAACATTCCCATCTTGATAGCCGTATTTAATCATACGATCTATTGCCACACGAGCATTTTCAAGCCCCTCTGCACTTGTTTCATAAACAGGAGGAGTAGCTGGAGTAGCTGGTATTCGTTCATTACGAATAAAATTGCCAGTCTTAGGATCTATAATTGGATTTACGCTAGGGCCAGTGCCTGGTGTACCCTCTTTATTAACAAGCATACCTCTAATTTTTGTTAAAGCTTGTTTAATGTCACCTTTGGCAGTCGGCAACATATCATCTATTTTGGCTACCACACCTGATGGATCTATGGGAGGCGCATTATCTAGAATTGGCTTTAACTCTCCGCTCAAAACGCCCTTATACCCATTTAGTAATTGGGCCATTTCACGTTCATTAATCGTTTGTTGACCAATGTTTTGATCAACATCAGACATAACACGTTGTGGACGAGCAGCTTCACGATCTTTTATAGTTGAAATTATACTGTCAGCTGTAGGTGTATTTTGCGCAACCATATCTTGTGCAACACCTTTAAATTCTGGATTATCCAAAACAAGATCACTTGCTGAATTGAATGGCTGCCCAGCTTCCATTAATCTAAGTTTTTCGCCATTGTTAAGAAGAAGTGTTTGCGTACCTCGTGAAAGCTGGTTAAATGCGTCACCTGCGGCATAACTTTCAAGATTTGCAGCAGTTGGGATTACTGGACCAGCTTTGCTAAGAATACGACCACCAATAGGCGCAGCTGCACCTAATAAAGTGTTAAAACCCACTTCTGATAGATTTAATGGTTCTTGAGCACCAGCTAAATTTGCTAAATAATTAGTTGCATAAGTGCTTGCGCCACCAGCAACCGCACCAGTTAATGGAGCTGAAACAGGGCCACCTGCTAAGGCCGCACCTGCAAAAAATGGCGCAGAAACTAATCCCTTTTCAAGAAATTGTTCTGTGCTTAATTTGTTAATGCCTGGGTAATCCAAATGATATGCTTTTCCATCTTTTACAGCAGTTGGATTGCCATACATATCTGATGAAAATTTAATATCAGGATCATTCTTTTTAAGAATGTTAGCTATACCTTCTGGTGTATTAGCCAATGGAATACCTAAACGGGATGTTGTAGATATATCTGGCATACTCGCTACAGTAGGCAAGTCTTCATACTTGCGAGGTGCGGGAACCTCAATTTCCTGTTCCCCACCAGTAGGATTACCCATAACGTCAACATTGGGAACAGTTATTTTTTTAGGAGGTTCTGGTGGCAAGGGTTGGTCTGCACCATACGAAAAGCTTCCACCGCCCAAATCAGATGGGTTTTGAACTTCGCTATCATCGTAAGGGATAAAGTCCATGGTCTTACCTTACACCATAAGTTACAGCAGGAGCCGAAAGCATATTGCTATAGGCATCTTCCATTGAATTGATTTTCTTTAAGTTTTTGAAACTAAACCCAGATTTCTGTGTTTGCGGATCAATTGCATTATGGTTAACACCTTCAAAAGTGAACATATCACCAGGCCTTAAACCCTTATCTAACAAAGACTTATACATAGGCGTATTTCGTGCCGTTTTTTGATCTGGCATCACATAAACTGCGCCTTCAGTCATATTGTTAGTGCTTGGTAAGTCTTCACCTTTAAAATTGCCAAGTAAGTTACCAGCCGATTGAACAAACAATTGAGGTGGATTTAATGTGCGGAATTGTTGTTCAAACGCATTAAAGTTTCTTGCGCCTTTTGCATAAGCAGTTTGCCATTCTTGATTAAGTTTATCTTGATAAAGCAAACCAGCTAAACGTGATTGCACAACTGGATGGAAAGCTCCTGTTGGCATATCAACATTTGGCGTATTTTGAGATGTTACAATCTTAAATTCGCCTTGGGTTGTTTTTGCAAAAGAATTAGCTGTTTTATCAATAGCTGCATCAATTGAATTTTTGAGCAGTGTTTGAGCAGCAGCTGTATCTTTTTCAGACATGATCTGATCTGCAATATTTCCTAAACCAAGGCCACGAGCTTGGTTCGCAAGTGTAGCCCTATCACTTGACATACCTTGAGTTTGAATTTGTTTAGCGGCTGCTGCTAAACGAAGGTAAGATTGAATACCTTCAGGTGTTCTTTGGGCTGCTTCCCTGAAATCTTTTTCAATTGGGGCATTAAGAGCTTGCGCATCAGCAATAACTTTGTCTTGACCTTTTGCAACGTGGTTGGGTTGCAACATTTCAGGGTCAGGTGCATATCCACCAGAATTAGTATAGCCAAGATTAGGAGATGCTAATTTTACAGCTCCTGTGTTGGGGTCAATAGTTCCTCTTGGTGTTTGATCAGTAATTGGTGGAGGAGCATCAACTTGGGGTGCTGGATTGGATCTGGAATAATACTCAGTTCCCTGTTGTGTAACACGAGGAGTGTTAACTATTTTACCTAATTGAGTTTGATAAACTTTTAATTGCTCAGTATGTTGTGCACCAGTTGGATTATTGGCATTAAGAGCAGCCATACGACGCTCATAAGCAATACCATCTTGCAAACTATTGGGATCATCTAAGCGAACTGCATCAGGTCCACCTTTAGATGGATCTGGTATATAAGATCCTGTTGATGGAGCATTTGCTGGCGCAACAGCAGCTGATGAAGCAGTAACTGGCTGCTCTTGGGTTCCCTCAACGGCACGAGGTTTTAATTGAACAGCTGGATTTGCTGTTGAAGATTGACCTTGCTGTTGTTGTGTTCCTTGATTGAATGAGGATGGTGGTTGAATTTTACCGACACCTCCACCAAACAATTGTTGTTGGAAACCAGACATCATTTGCTGATACTGATTAACGGGAAGATTATTTCCACTTATTTTATCAGTATAACCAGTTATGTTACCCTGAAGATCATATTGAGGCATATATCTATCTTGGAAAAACTTATAAGCCTCAATGTTTTTGCCTTGTTGCTCAATTTCTTGTTGGCGAAGCTGACGATAGCTTTCAATACCTGTCCCAAGACCTGTACCAACCGCTCCAAGGAATGTGCGGTTAGGTGAAGCAAACATACCACCCAAGAAACCTAGAGCTGCCAGTTGACTATCTGTTAAGCCCGTATCTGGATCATAAGAGAATAACTTACCAATACCTTTGCCCACATTACCTAAGCCTGATGTAACGCTATCAACGGCATTTGATGAAATATCACCAAGTGTCTTACCACCAGATGAGGGTGCATTATCTTGGTCAGGGGTTGGGCCGCTAATAAATCCTTTGCCACCACCCAAATCAACTTGATTTGATGGAACGGAAGCAGATGAAGCATCACTGGCGTTAGTAGTATTAGAGGCATAGCGTTCAGCTCCAAGACCACGAGGTGATGATGAACTTTGATCACTTAAATCTGCGTTATCAAAGTTTTGGTTAAATTTGGCAACGTATGCAGGCATTGTTGTTCCAAGAACATCTTGACTATTACCTGCTTGAGACATTGGACGACCAGTGAACCATACTGATGCAGCATCCTGTGCATTGCCAAATTTTTGTAAATTTTTGCCAAAATGGTAACGGAATGTAGCATCTTGAGCATCTGGGTCTGCAAGAAATTCTTCTTTTGTAAGAGGCTTACCAAGAGCTTCTTTAGTCCAAGATGGGATATTTGAACCCATAACTTGGTGTGCGCCATAGGCGTTATCAATTGTGCCATCTTTACGTCTTACATCAGGTCCAATGGCTTTATAATCACCATCGGGACTACCGCTTTCAATTGTTTTAATAGCCCGATCAGCACGATCTAAAATGTCATCAGTTGGAGATGCAACTAAATCTCCTTGTGGAGCATTAATAGCATCAGGGTCAATTGGAGGTGAAATTGTGGCGTTATTGTCAGCTGTAGGAGGTAATAACCCATCACCTCCAGCTGTCGCATAACCTTGTCTGTTACCAGCAAGACCACCTGATGCAAAATGACCACGATGTGCCGCATCATCGGTTGCTGTTTTATAATTAACAAGTTTTAATCCATGTGAATTAACAACAGCATTAGGATGTTGTTTTTCAACATTTTGAGCAATCAAACCAATTTGATAGCTGTCTTCTCCCTTATAACGGAATTTATAAATAGGCTGACCATCAAATGTTCGACCAACTTCTTGAATATTGTGTTTAATATTTTTGTCAGACATAGACATAGCCATTATAGAAAGAGCAGGCCCAACTAAAGATAATGGATTTAAACCGCCGCCGCCGCCGCCACCGCCACCGCCATGAGGCTGTAAGGACTCAAATTCTCTTTGATCTGCCCTTGCTTCATCTTCACCATCTTGAAGTACAGAATTAGGAACAATGTTGTCAGCACTTTGATATGGGAGAATTGAAGATTCACCACCATCAGCAAATTTATTACGCATAAATCCGCCACGAGCAGCAAACATATCACTTAAACTACTACCTATATCACCGAAACCTCCTCCAATATCGGAAGCCCCGCTTACATCAGGTCCAAGATCGGAATTAAGGTCGGCTGAAAGAAATGAGTCGCCAAAATTACTGCTGTTATTTAAATTGTTCGATAAGGTGCTTACCCCCAAATCAGGATCTGAACCTGTATTACCAACATCCGCAAGGGTTAAATCATCATTAGTTGCTTTTACTGGGTTAAGGCCAGCCGTTTGGGTAGAACTGCCAATTGTGTTTGCGTTAGGATCATAAGAATAAATATTATTATTATTGCCAGAGGTAACTTTATCTGGTGTTTTAACGGGATTTGCATCAGCTGTTTTACCCACAGTGGTATTGGCATTATTTTGGGTATCTGGAGCAGCTCTATCCGTTGTTTTTGGCGCATTAGGATCAGGAGCTTTCCAATCCTTATACATATCACGGCCCGTTTTAATTGCGCTAATGCCTTTAGAAATATCACCAATAGTGTCAGGCGTATGTTGCTGCGGAGCAGGCGCAGGTTTGAGTGGGCTAAGACCAGATGGTCCTTTTTGCGGGATACTTAAACCATTTTGTTTAAGCATATTC